TTTGCTGTCGGGCTCTTGATCGTCGTAGATTCATCAATCCCTATTAAAGCTCTTCCAACAAATATGTTAAGAAATCTTCGAGCAAAGTCTACACCTTTTTGCGTAGAAAAAGCTTCTACGTTCATTATCAATATCTTAAGATCACCCTTATCGTCAAATAATGTGTCTAACTCCATCTGTTTTTTCTTTGTAATGTTCGGTTCCCATAAAACTTTGGTGTGTTCTACGTGATCTGGGAGGTGCACAGGAAACTCTATCTCATCCCAGTTTTTGTATACACCTTTGGGCGCCACGATTAATGCAGCGCGGATCGCGCCTTTGTCGTATAGCACAGCTATATTGTCAACGAGGACCTTGGATTTGCCGGTGCCCATCTCCATAAATAAAGCGTATGTGTCCTGGGCCCAGGATTTTTCCAATGCCTTGAGTTGATGCTCGTATGGCTTGGTTTTAAACTTATAATGTTTTATCATATTTTCTTTCTTGACTTATATTTAATCATGTATAAATATATGTCAACTAAAAACGGAGAAAGACATGGACAAAGATAAGATCATACAGTCATTACTCAAACTGTTGCAAAAAAACAACAGTGAGATAATTAATTTGAATATTCAAATTGATGACTTGACAGATAAATTAAACGCAGCTACTGCTGAGGAAAAGAAAGATAATGAAGAATCAAATATTCGAACTATACAAACCGAAAAGCCTAACTGATTTTTTAGCTTTTCATAAAGAAAACCCAGACGAAACTTTCGTCTATGTGTTACAACACCCACCACAAAACATAAATATTTTAGGTGCGTCAGACTTTGGCTACCTTGTAATATGTTTACCACCAATGTCTCAGGCAATATATTCAGCATCACCTTTCATTGTAAAGATGAGAAAAAACTTACAGGATTTTAGAGAATGTGATTATATTTTGTGCACTGGAGATCCATCTATCATAGGTTTATCGACAGCCATAGTTAGTGATATTACACAAGGTAAATTTAATTTATTAAAATGGGATAGACAAGAAACCAAATATTATCCATTATCTATCGATTTGTATCAGAAAGGAAACATACATGAGTGAAGTAAATAATATTGATTTTGAAGAGGACCAACAGGAGATAGTTCAAAAGACAAACATACAAAGTTTGTCACGTTATTGTTTGATGTTACAAAACTTAGAAGATCAAATGGTAAACATGGAAAAAGATTTAAAGAAACTCAAAGAAGAGGCAGACAAGATTGGCTCAGAGATAATACCAAACTTACTAGCAGAGCAGGGTTTGGCGTCTCTGAAGTTAGCTGACGGCAGTTCCGTTGACATAAAAAAGTCATACAACTGCACCATCAAAAAAGATCAGGTAGAGTCAGCTTTTAAATGGCTTCGTGATAACGGACTGGGTGACCTTATTAAAAATGAGGTTGCTGTTCAGTTCGGGAAGGGCGAGGATAACAAGGCAGAGCAATTGCTTGGCCTTGCGGTGCAAGAGGGCTATGAGCCCTCGCAAAAGCAGAAGGTAGAACCTATGACTTTGAAAGCACTCTTTAGAGAGCGTATCGAGGCCGGCCTCGATATGCCCTCGGAATTCTTTAACACTTTTGTTAAAGATCAAACAAAAATAGGCCGGAAGTAAAGGAACGAGAAAAATGAACCAAGTAACGAAAAAAGAAAAATCAGACGTAGCTCTAGCAGGTATGTTTGAAATGGACCAAGCAGGCGGTATGGAAGGGATGCGGCAAGGCGATTTTGCCATGCCTTTCTTGCGTGTGTTGGGTCAGCTATCCCCTGAAGTTAATAAGAGGGATTCAAAATATGTCGATGGGGCAGAACCAGGTATGATATTCAATACCGTGACTGGACAGGCATATGATGGTGAGAAAGGTGTAAACGTATTACCGTGTGGTTATAAGCGAGAATACGTTGAATGGTCAGATCGTGGTGAGGGCACAAGCGCTCCCATTGCGATACACGCAGTCGATAGTGGTATAATTGAAAAGACCACTAGAGGTGCTGACTACAAAGATAGACTTGCAAACGGCAACTATCTTGAAAACACTGCATCATACTTTGTTATGATGGAGGACTTATCACAAGCGTTGATTACTATGAAATCAACACAGTTGAAAGTAAGTAGATCATGGAACTCGATGATGAACAGTATCAAGCTTCAAGGCAAGAATGGTATGTTCACACCGGCTTCCTACAGTCACGTGTATAATCTTAGCACAGTGCAACAATCAAATGACAAGGGGACTTGGTTTGGTTGGAACGTGACTAAGGTTGGGCCAGTTCAAGATAAACTCTTGTATGTGGCCGCAAAGCAGTTTGCTGGCAAGGTTAACGCCATGCCGGTAAAACATGGTGATAATGAGGCTAAGTCTCAACAAGACTCAGTTCCGTTTTAATCATGGTTGGAGGCCCAAAAAAGAATCCCCCCACTTTTGGGCTTCCACACTATACAACTTTTGATGACTACTGGCTAGAACAAGATGAGCTTTGGGAAATTAGTTTAAAAGAGTCAAAGAAACAGAAAGACGAGAGGTTGAAAAAAATAAATGACAAGAATTTGTCCGACATGCAAAAAAGAATTTCAGATAACGAAATGGCAAAAAAGTAAGATCTATTGTCAAGATCTTTGTAAGCCAGGATTTAAACCTAACTTTGGTAAGGCAAAAACAGGGAGGCCACGAAAAAGTGAAGTTTAAAGAAATATTTGAGGGTAACAATAGCGCATATGGTCAGCTGATACTATCAGGTGCTACAAATGAAAAAGGCAAAGCGGACGGCACAGCTTTTATAAAAAGACAAACAGTTACCGACAATCTTTGGGAGGACCACTTAGCTGGTAAAGATCCTGCTCTAGGTGTAATACCGATAAATGAAAATAATATGTGTAAGTGGGGTTGTATTGATGTAGATGTTTATAACGTCGATCACCTAGTTTTGATGAGAAATATTAAGGGACTTGGCTTTCCATTAGTTACGTTTAGGTCAAAATCTGGTGGGGCACATTTGTTTCTATTTGCTAAAGAGTTTATTCCTGCATCACTGATGCAGTCAAAACTCAAAGCAATGGCAGATGCTTTGGGTTATGCAGGTAGTGAGATCTTTCCAAAACAAACTGAAATATTAGTTGAACGTGGAGACACAGGTAACTTCTTAAATTTACCGTATCACGGTGGTGCACGTGGTTTGAGATACGCAATCAAGGCTGGTGGTGAGGCTGCTAGTTTAGAATCATTCTATTCTATATATGATGAGTGGGTTCAAACAAAAACTGAAATAGAAAAAATAACGGTCAGTAAAAAAGCAGAGGTAAAAGAATCTTTTAATGATGGTCCACCTTGTTTGAATAGATTAGCAGAAGAGGGATTTGGTGAGGGTTCTAGAAACAACGCATTATTTAACATAGCTGTTTATTGTAAAAAAGCACATGCTGATGACTGGGAGAATCAGGTCGGACAGTATAATCAAAAGTATATGGACCCGCCATTGAGTTATCAAGAGGTGCAGTTAGTAATAAAGTCTGTAACTAGAAAAGGTTATGACAAATATAGATGCAAAGAGCAACCTATCTGTAACGTGTGTAACGCTGCAAAATGTAGAACAAAAAAGTATGGTGTTGGTTTTGAAGAAGAGCAAATGCCAGAGTTAGATACATTGACAAAAATAAAATCAAATCCACCACAGTGGTTTTTAAATGTGTCAGGTAAGAGGATAGAATTAAAAACAGAACAACTGCACAATCCTAATTTGTTTGCAATAGCAGTCCTGGATCAAGCAAACGTCGTATCACCAATACCAAAAGCAAAAGACTGGAGAGAAATTTATTTAAAAACTTTAATGCAAAATTTACAAGAAATAGAACCATTAGAATCACTAGACCCAATGAATCAAATAACAAATTTATTGTATGATTTTACAGTCAACAGACCGCAAGCAAGAACTAAAGAGGATATGTTAAATAAAAAACCATGGACCGATGATGGTCACACATATTTTAGAATGGATGATTTCTATTCTTTTTGTAAACGAAACAACTGGGAAACAGATAAAACAAAGACAGGTAATTTAATCAAACGGTTAGATTTTTTTATTGATGAGACAAGAATGACTTTAAAAGATCAAACACCAAGACTTATTAAAATAAGAGCTATGAAAAGAACAGAACCATCAACACCACAAACACCATATCAGGAGACACCTTTTTAATGTCACAAATAAATTTTGGTTTTATTGTAGAAGAAGACTATCGTAATGGTATCGATAAAATAGATGTCTACGACATAGTGAATCCAACACCAGGTTTTAAAGGTGTGTGCTATGGAGAGTTACCAAAATACAAGGGTTTCTTTCAAAGAGGTGTTTACATACTACACAGCACGGGACATAAAGATTTTTTATGTCCTAACCAAGGCAATACATTTCCATATTTACTAGACACTAGAACAAACAAAGTTGCGAAAGCAGGTTTGTGGGGCAATGGTTCTGAGTATAGAGGTTGGACAATAAGATTTGGTAAGAGATCAACTTTACTTAACTGTCACACGCTGGTCGCATCTGCTTTTTTGATTAATGATATGCCAGACAAAAAGATTTTTGTTGATCACATAAATCGTGAGAGAGTTGATTTTAGAATTGAAAACTTACAATGGGCAACACCCTCAGATAATTCAAAAAATAGAACCACTGGTAAAATTAGAGAGCAAGAAGAAGAAATAATTAGAAGAGGCATGTCAGCCGGCGGTATGGTTGAAGACAGCTTTTTTAAGTTGTGGGATTAATTTTATGAGAACTTGTTTATATTATTTTTGTGATAAAAAATTTAAACCAAAAAGTAAAATCCACGTGTATTGTTGTAAGGAACATAGAGACGTTTGTGCAATAAATAAAAGTAAAATAAAAAAAAGAATGAAAATATATCGTCAAGTAGCTAAAGAAAAAATAGCACGACAAAAAAAAATATACAAAAAAAGAATGGGTGAAAAAGCTAAATTTAATTTATTAAAAAGAAACAAAAAATATCGTCAAACACACAGGGAAAAAATTAATGCTTACAGTAAATGGTGGAGGGAAAACAAGAAGAAACCTAATAGGGAAAATGAGCTGTATAGGGAAAGAAAAACAAGATTGTATAACAAATTATTTAAGTCACAATCTTATTTAGATGAATTAGAAAGAGACAGAAAACAAAGAATGTATGACAAATTATTTAAATCACAAAGATGGTATTCTGATGTGTTTAGAAAACAAGTTCATAATGTTTTTAGAAGAAGAGCTTCTTTGGAACACAAAAAGAAACGCTCTCAAGAATTATTGGGAGCTACATTTGACGAAGTTAAAACGTGGATTGAATCTAAGTGGACTGATGGAATGAATTGGGATAATTATGGAGAGTGGCACATGGATCACAAAATACCGTGCTCTTCATTTGATCTTTCAGATCCTGAACAACAAAAAATTTGTTTTCATTACACCAATTTACAACCTTTATGGCGATTTGATAATTTATCTAAGGGAGCTAAGATATTATGAAAACAATAATACTAGGACCACCAGGAACAGGCAAGACAACCACACTACTAGATTTAGTGGATGACTTTTTACGCGCAGGCACGGACATAAAAAACATAGGATACTTTTCTTTTACAAAGAAAGCAGCCTGGGAGGCAACACGTAGAGCAGAAGAAAAGTTTATGTTGGACTACAAAGATATACCATATTTTAGAACACTGCACTCACTAGCTTTTAGAATGTTGGGTGCAAAGAAAGAAAGTGTCATGGGTCATGCAGACTACAGAGACTTTGGTTTAAAATGTGGCATACCCATCAAGACAGCCTGGTATGAAGACGGCAATGGCACATTTAATTCTGACAACGAGTATTTACGTTTGATAAGTAAAGCTAAAGTTTTAGAGATGCCTGTCTTAGATTTATACGACAGAAACGAGCACAGTCTGGACATCGAACGAGATCTATTATATCTTTTAGATCAAGAACTTAAACGATATAAAGAAGAAAAAGGATTGATTGACTATAATGACATGGTATCAAAATTTATTGAACAAGATATATCGCCGTCTTTCGACGTGTTATTTATTGACGAGGCACAAGATCTTTCACCCCTACAATGGAGAATGGTTAGAACGTTATGGAAAAAAGCCGACAAGACATATATTGCTGGTGATGATGACCAGGCTATTTTTAAATGGGCTGGTGCTGATGTTGATACTTTTATTGCACTTAAAGAAGAAGTAGATTACGTCGACACGTTAAACCAATCTTACAGAATACCTGGTGGACCAATACACGAGCTGTCACAACAAATAATTAGAAACGTCTCTAACAGATACGACAAAGATTATTTACCACGGCAAGAGATGGGTGATCTTACAAGATACTCTGATGTTACACAGGTAGACATGTCGCAAGGTGAGTGGTTGGTATTGTCAACTGCAAATCATTTCTTAGATCACATAAAAGATTTGTGTGAATTACAAGGTTGGTATTATTCACACAAGACAAAAAACTCTATCAAACTAGATTTACTTCTGGCAATAAAAACCTGGGAGAGATGGAGAAACGGTGAACAATTATTACCAGTTGCGTCAATAAAAAACATTTATTCCTATCTTGGAGAAAACGTGATCAAGGGTTATCAAAAGGGTAAAACCATGGACGATAACGAAGAGGGTTATTATATCGAAGAGTGTCTCGAGAACCACGGATTAAAAACACAAGATGTTTGGTATAAAGCGTTTGCGGGTTTGGACACCAACACAGAAAATTATATTCGTAATATGTTAGCGAATAGAGAAAGTTTTAAACAAAACCCGCGTATAACTTTATCAACAATACACGGAGCAAAAGGAGGTGAGGCTGACAATGTATTACTTTTACCTGATATTACTAAGTCTGCTGCTGATCACGACGATATTAATCCAGATGAATTACATCGTCTTTTTTACGTAGCAGTCACACGTGCAAAAAAATCTTTGCACATATTAGAGCCACGTAATTACGACAGGGCATATGCGTTGTGAGATTTCATGAACACATAAAAGGTGACAAAGCAGAATACATTGCTGCGATGTGGTTGTGGGACCAAGGATACCTGGTTTGCAGAAACATGTCACAACAAGGTGCTGTCGATCTTGTTGCAATCAAAGAACACGAAGTCATACTGATAGATGTTAAATCAGTGTGTGTTAGAAAGAGGGACGGATACAAAATAAACAGATCACTCACACCAATACAAAAAGTTCTTGGTGTCAATATTTTAAATGTAAATGTAGAAACAGGAGAATGCGAATATGTCTAACCCATATGATAACCAGGTCGGAGGCGACCATTATAAAAAATATAAGATACAGCCTAGCGAATTCATCAATAAAAACAAATTGTTATTTGCTGAGGGTTGTGCTATAAAATATATTGTAAGGCATCAAGATAAAAGAGGTAAAGAGGACCTCGAGAAAGCGAAACATTTTATCGATATGATAATAGAGAGAGATTACAGTTGA